ACAGGTGGTGTGGATGTTTGCAAAGGAGTTGTGTGTATTGTTTTCAATACAGGTGGTGTGGATGTTTCTGCAGGAGTTGTGTGTATTGTTTTCAATACAGGTGGTGTGGATGTTTCTGCAGGAGTTGTGTGTACCTTTTGCGAGACATGTGGTGCAGTTGTTTGCAAAGGAGTTGTGTGTACCTTTTGCGACACATGTGGTGCGGATGTTTCTGCAGGAGTTGTATGTACCTTTTGCGAGACATGTGGTGCAGTTGTTTGCAAAGGAGTTGTATGTATTGTTTTCAATACAGGTGGTGCGGATGTTTCTGCCGGAGTTGTGTGTACCTTTTGCGACACATGTGGTTCGGTTGTTTCTGCAGGAGTTGTGTGTATTGTTTTCAATACAGGTGGTGCAGATGTTTCTGCAGGAGTTGTATGTACCTTTTGCGAGACATGTGGTGCGGATGTTTGCAAAGGAGTTGTATGTACCTTTTGCGACACATGTGGTGCAGTTGTTTGCAAAGGAGTTGTGTGTACCTTTTGCGAGACATGTGGTGCGGTTGTTTCTGCAGGAGTTGTGTGTACCTTTTGCGAGACATGTGGTGCAGTTGTTTCTGCAGGAGTTGTGTGTATTGTTTTCAATACAGGTGGTGCGGATGTTTCTGCAGGAGTTGTGTGTACCTTTTGCGAGACATGTGGTGCAGTTGTTTCTGCAGGAGTTGTGTGTATTGTTTTCAATACAGGTGGTGTGGATGTTTCTGCAGGAGTTGTGTGTACCTTTTGCGACACATGTGGTGCGGTTGTTTCTGCGGGAGTTGTATGTATTGTTTTCAATACAGGTGGTGTGGATGTTTCTGCAGGAGTTGTATGTATTGTTTTCAATACAGGTGGTGTGGATGTTTCTGCAAGAGTTGTGTGTACCTTTTGCGACACATGTGGTGTGGATGTTTGCAAAGGACTTGTATGTATTGTTTTCAATACAGGTGGTGCTGTTGTTTGCAAATGAATCGTACCCACATCTTCATTTTTTTTTCTACAATAAATGTTAGTTGCTGCGTTATCATCCGTCCAGATCCATTCCGCTTGAAGATCTATGTCACTGCGCTCATTTTCAAAAATCTGAAAACTATTATTCTGATAATTTTTACCAAATGATGCAGCTAATGCCCAGTCACTATCATCATAATCAAACACAAACCAATCATCTGGAGCAACTTTATTCGCCGTGTTTGAAAAATCTTTACATTTCCATTCCTTGTATTTTGTATACCCTTTGCCATGATTCATGTCCATAATAAATCCATTTGGAAATTCCGGATACTGTCCACCAATACCATGAAACGCTACTATTTTAGGCTCATTTTCACTTATTACAGGATAATATTTCTTCGTATCATTCCATTCTGTTATTAAACCATAAGGCACATAGTTTTCTTTATTCCCTTCTCCTATATATTTTCCATCTACATATAGCGTAAACATACACTCGCATGCAACATGTATCGGATACTTGACTGTTCCAACAACAGACATTTCTACAGGTATAGTACTAATAGACGTGGCAAATAATCCCACAAATAAAAGTAAATTATAAATTCCCCCCACATTGAATCCTATGTTACGACTCATTATTTGTATATACTTATATGATATTTTTAATTCTATTTATATCAATTTTACAATGGTATAACTCCGTATAGTTTGCATTACACAATAAAAGAATTAAATAAAATTATACTATAAAATTGATTTATAAATATAGTATAATATAATATATAAAATCTTGTTTTCATTCTTACGTGAAATTATTTTACCAAGATATCGCATCATTATCGACCAAATGTTAGAAGAAATTCTTACGACCGATGATATGCCGAATTCGGAAAATACCATTTTGCAAGATAAATACCGCAACCGGACACTAATCAATGAGAGATATATATTCGAAAAGAAAATTGGGGCAGGTAGTTTTGGAACGGTGTATAAGGGAAAAAATATTATTTCGGGAGACGGTGTAGCGATTAAATTTGAAGCAACTACGGCGAAACTTCCGACACTTTTATGGGAGTCAAAGGTACTAAATCATTTAGCAGGTACTCCCGGTGTTGTAAAGTTGCGATATTTTGGAGTAGAGTCAAATAAGAATATAATTGTGATGGACCTATTTTCGCATAGTTTATCCGAAGAGATAGAGAAATTAAATAAAGGAATCTGTAATAGTACAACCAAACTCGAAAACAACAGCACAGAGTCTCAAGAAGAACTAGTATCTGAAGATACATGCAAAAAAGAAACGAATAATTCAAGCGAAAGGGAGAAGTCAGTTGGTGTTGGTGTTGGTGTTGGTGTTGGTGTAAAAAGTCAAAGTCAAAGTCAAAGTCAAAGTCAAAGTCAAAGCCCCGAAAGTAGTACGATAGAAGGGGAAGAAGGCGCGAATGTTAGTGTAGAAAGTATTATCAAAAAGTTACCCCCATGCACAAAAGAAGTGACGGGTTATTTGATAGAAATGTTACAGATTATTAGCAGAGTTCACGATGCAGGGATTGTTCATCGCGACATAAAACCGGAAAATTTTATGATATCTTTTCCAAAAACAGATAAAGAACCAAAAGAAAATGACGGGAAAACATTACACATAATAGACTTCGGTCTTTCAAAGTTTTACAAAAAAGGAGATAAGCATGTTATAAATACGAATGACAAGTCAATGGTGGGTACAATGCGATATGTAAGCACCCATGTACACGTCGGGAATGTGTATTCAAGACGCGACGATATAATATCAATATTGTATGTTGCTATCTATTTACTAAAGGGGACATTACCGTGGTGTGGTTTATACCCAAAGAAAGGCGATATGATAAACAAGGAACAAATGGTATATTCTAAAAAGGTAAATACCTCGTCTTATGAAGTATGTGACGGTTTACCTGCTCTCTTTATGAAACTATTGGACTACGCATATACTTTGGAATTTGAAGATAAGCCTGATTATTTATATATGATACGACAGTGTAAGACTTTGATGCGAGCATTATAACATAATATCTATAATATCTATAATATCTATAATATGGTATGCGGATACACATAAAGTATGTCATTAAAAATAACAAGCAATAACAAGCAATAACAAGCAATAACAAGCAATAACAAGCAATAACAAGCAATAATAAATAATAATAAATAATAATAATAAGCAATAAAAAATACTTAAAGCGATAACACATATTATAGTATCAGCGATTAAAATGAGTAGTGCGAGTTCTTCTGTTACATCAGCCCCTGTTCGTCTTACTGGGCGCGTCAAGTGGTTTAATAACAAGACAGGTTTTGGATTTATTTCTGTAGTTGGAGGCAATGAACAACACAAAGATGCTAGCGAGGTTTTTGTTCACCACTCAGCGGTTACAGTAAGTCAGGAGCAATACCGTTATTTGGTAGAGGGAGAGTATGTGGAATTTTCAGTTGTAAATACCGAAACAGGAGACCATAAGTTTCAGGCGGGTGATGTTCGCGGTGTAAAGGGGGGCAAGTTGTTTTGTGAGACTCGTCATGAGAATCGTGGAACCCAGAGTGGTGCGAGAACTGAAAGAGGTGTGCAACAAGAACGCGGACAAGGACAAGGAAGAGGTGGACGCGTAGATAGAGGAGGTCGTGGAGGAAGTGAGTGGATGCTTGTTCGCCGCGATACTAATCAAAATTCAAATTCTCGCGGAAACTATGGACGCGGTCGTGGACGAGGTCGTGGACCCGTAGATAGACCTGTATCCGCATCTGCATCCGCATCCGAAGCACCAGCTCCTGCTCCCTCATCTACAGAAAGCATGAGTGATGTTCCAGCAACTCCTCGCCCTACTGCTAAGAGAGCACCTCGTCAGGCTAAACCATCTGCTTAAATTGTATATTTTATAAAAGATAAATATAGGTTTTATATATAAATTCATTTGTTAGTATTTTTACATTTCTAATAAATGAGTTGAAAGTGTAGCATTATTTATTTCTTCATAGTTAGAGACATTCTTCTTAATTTTTGTTTTTTCGATAAATATTTACTTCTTTTTACTAGTGAATATTTTTTTCCACGAAATCGTAACAGTCGAGGTTTTTTTTTACACGTAAACGCACTATGTCGAATACCTTTACGTCGAAAGACAGTATCGTTGCAAATAGCAATCGCGCGAGCCTCATCTTTATCAGGGTCATTCGTGTCCTCTTTTACTTTTTTAATACACTTACATAATTTGTCAGCAAGTATTTCTTCCGCTTTGCTTTTTATTTGTTTTGAAGAATCTGATATAGAAAAAGGTATATTGTAATAGTTTAATATTTTTTCATAATCACTTTTATTTAAAATACCCATAACTATGTAGTTATATTAAAGTTGTATTAAGTTATATTAAAAGTAGATAATAATTATTTTTATGTACAAAAATATATATTTATATATTTTATATTCGCCTTATATAATTTATATTTACCCTAAATGCCTAAATTAGTAAAAGACAGAGACATTAAAAAAAAAGTAGTTGTATTTGATTTAGATGAAACGTTGGGATATTTCGGACAATTTGGAAGATTTTGTAATTTATTAGACGATTTCTACAAAAATTCAAATAAGTCCTATAGTATTTTTAATGAACTAATGGACTTGTACCCTGAATTTACTAGACCCAATATTATGAATATTTTAAAATATTTGTTACAAAAAAAGAAGGAAAATAAATGTCAAGCTGTCATGATTTATACAAATAATACAGGCGAACGAAAATGGGCAGAACACATCAAGGGTTACTTTGAATATAAGCTACATTCAAAAATATTCGAACAAATAATAGCCGCATTTAAAATAAATGGGAAAGTTGTTGAAATAAATAGAACATCGCACGATAAAAGCGTAGACGACTTTATTCGTTGTACTAAACTACCCCCCGATATTGAAATATGCTTTATAGATGATTTATTTCACCCCAAAATGAGTACAGATAATGTATACTATATTCATGTAAAAGAATATAAGCATCTTTTGTCAGGCATTGAAATGGTAAGACGATTTTTAAACTCGCCTCTTTCCGCTGACATGATAAATAAAGATGAATTCAAACAGTTTTCCTTATTTAACTTAAAATACGATGTCGTGGAAAAAAATAAACATGAACAGGAAATAGATATCATTGTTAGTAAAAAAATGCTCGAACATATAAAAGATTTTTTCGAGAAAGATGAACCGATAATGAAACTAAATATACACAACAAAAATCAAAAATCTTTCAAAAAGGTAAACAACAACAAAATCACTAATAATAAAACACTTAAAAAAATAAATAAGAAATAAATAAGAAATAAATAAGAAATAAATAAGAAATAAATAAAAAATAATAAATAAGAAATAAATTATACAGTTTAATAATTTTATAATTTCACTGCTCCGTCTTTCGCTGCTCAAGAGCGCGTGCATGTTTCTTCGTTTTTTTGTGACTGTTCATGTTAAATAACTGAACCTCGCAACCACACTCACAAATAATCTTCGTCTTTGCCTTCTCCAAAATTTCTTCTCTTCTTTTTTGGTAGTAGTCCTTGTTGTAATTTTTTATCTTATCACCCTGTTCTCTGTTATACTTTTTTTGGTATTCTAATTTTTTATCCCTATTCCTATAGTAGTATCCTGACTTTTCATTCTCCTCCACCGTGCAATTTACTGCACAAACATTATTTTCTTCATTAACAACTGCTTTTATATCATCATTCATCGTATTGACGCAGGTACAATCATTGTTCGCGCAAATGCTGTCGTTGTTGTTTATATTATTAATTTTTGTGATATCATTTCTAATAGTTTCGCACGACTTGCACAAATCATTTGCCGCATTCAAAATGCTCAATACAGTAGACAAGTTAATTTTAATTTTTTTCACCCTACGAACAACTGCACCTCCACGATTATCCTCATTGATGGAGGGAGTCATTTCGTACGTAAGATTTGATGAAGCCATTTTGCTGTTATTTTTTATTTTACCTAAACATATATGCTTTTTTTTCTTTCAATTTTTTCTACCTTCTAAACAACCTCAAAAAAATAAAAATAGAGTACAATAGCAGACCACACCGCATAACATCGCCCACAGACAACTACGAAAGATGTTACTTGTTACTTAAGCTTGGTGTAAGAACGACAATAGAATTCGTCTATTTTTCCTAAAAATACTGCATTACTTTCCGTGTGTCTTTTCATTACATCAGGTGTGTTTGTAATGTCAGTGACCAAAACTTTCTTTCCATCTTGTATCCAGTATGTATAAGGAGGGCTTTTTATTGACGTTGAAAAAGAAATACCGGTTCGTATTTTGTGTTCCAACGGATTCTCTACTCTTTTCGACTGGATTTCCTCGGAAAACCATCCATAGTATTCAACACTTGACTCTTTGCCAATAGCATTATCTGAAAATTGTTTTTGCGTATCTATTATTCTTTCCAAAACACTGCGCGCATCATCATGACCCCTATGATTCGTTAAATTTGATAACATTAATATATATAGTAAGCGGTTACACTGAAGTTTCTTCTATTAACTATAGTTATATTTATATTTATATTTATAAATAGAGTTAATTATTTTCAATCTCCAGTTAAAAATAATTAATATTATAAAGTAAATTTTTTATTAGCGTTAGTAACGGGAATGCCTTTTCTTATTTTTACGCGTAGAAGTCTTGTGACGTTTTTGTGACCGTCTCTGTCTCTGTCTCTGTCTCTTCATAAGAAGTGTTCGTTTTTTGGTCCGACTTCTTGCACCATTACCACCACCATCATGACCACCACCTGTTTGAGCAAGACCTTTTGTTTTACCCATACCCATACCCATACCCATACCCATAGCATTCTTATTATTCGTATTCGTTAAGATAACAATAGAGTTGTTGCTTCCTTTTTTACCTTTCCCTTTTTTAGTTAGTATCCAGTTTTTCAAGTCTTCATAACTACGGTCACCTTTATAATGAACTGGTGTATTGTATCTACCTGGAGGAAAATACAATATAGTAGGGAATCCTGAAACCGCAGGATGTATTCCGTGTTTTTTAAACATCTCCATACTAGAACTTTCGACCGCTCCTAAAATAATTTCATCCTTATGTTTATCTTTGAGTTCTTCTACTACTTTATTCCACGCAGGTTTCATAATTTCACAATGACCACACCCGTCCATATAAAATAATACAATTCCATGCTTTTTTTTTAACTCCATAATTTCTGTTTCACCTAATATTTTAGGTTGGTTGTCATTTCCAAACATTTGCGTCTATATATAACTAATGAATATTATTTATTATAGGATGTTGTAATATTTTTTTATAATAAAATAGTATATAACATAAAATATAAACGATGTTAAAAAATTTATCAATCATTTTTTTATTTATAATGGTTACATATTTTGTATTAAATTATACATCGGCGGATTTTAAAGAAGCATTAACAATACCAGGAGTCAATACGAACTGTCCAAATGTTTTAATACAAAAAGGAGCTCTTCTTTATTTGTATAACTCTAAGAAAAAAGAAGTTCCTGGTGTAAATCCAGTCGTGTTTAATAATTTAGAAGAATATGTAGAATTCGTTGAATTTCAACGCGCATCTGGAACTATATGTCCTGTACTATATTTACAACACACAAGCGAAGCCAATGGCACTGAGTCTTATAAAATTCGCCCCAGCCCTACAAATCTATTAGGTGGTTTAAGTGGCATCCCTGCTTCCGGTTTTCCTTCTATGCCACCACCACGAAAACACGTTACACCATTATTAGATGCATCGCGCGAACAACCTCCTTTCAATGTAAACTCTTACCCTGGTTTTAACTATTCGAATACAGACCAAGGCGATTTTACTCCTGATATGATGCTCGACTATATTACGCAGTCGACAGGATTTAGCCCAAACCCCATGGACTCGAATTGGGGAGGTGCCGACTTCACACAAGCACTTATTGACAAAGGATATTATGCTGGAAGTGAAGTAAAAAAATAACTAACTAACTCTTTCCACATAAAAACTTTTTGATATTATCAACACAATTTTTATTGATTTTCCGCGTACCACCTTGTTCCGTCTTTATCATAAACGTATTTAAACACACAGGATCTTTTTCAAGTTGATTTAAGAGATTTTGTACCGTCTTATATTCACTCATAATCTGTGTAGCTGTCTTTGAGTTTATACCAGGTACACACGATAACATGATTATATTTATATTATCAGGAGTTATATATTCATTCTTTTCTTTATGACCTTTAACAACACCACAGTATTTTTCACTTTCCTCCACTTCATTTGACTCTTGAATAATTGCACCCCGCCCACACACCACCGGCTCATTAAGGTCGTAATACGGTTTTCGATTTTTTTCAGTTATAGTAGTCTTATTATACTTGCTCGCAAAATAAATAATCGTATCTGCCGTTTCACATATTGTATTTGTTCTCAAAACCGAAAACCCCTTATAATATAAAAGTGAAAACATGCTACTAATAAGTGTTTGTTTTGTAATCCGAGTTCGTTTTTCGTTATACCTTTCAATATCCCCTTCAATAATATAAACGATGTTGTGGTTGTGTACGGCTTCTTTATCAAGACGAAATGATTGTTCGCTGTATCTACCATCTTTAATACTTGCAGCTAAGTCATTAAGTGTCTTTCTTTCAAAAATAATGATAGGTTTTCCCGACTCGTCTTCGAAAATAATATCACCAATATGAAGTTGTTCTATTTTCATTTTATGTAATTTCGCATTTTCTCTTGGTTCTGTTACATCTGTACCTCCACTTCCAGCACCGTCTCCGTCTAAAATATCATTATTCGTCACAACATTCTCAAACATATGCAACGGAACTAAACAGCCATTCTTGCTACCCATGCCATCCTTCGATGAACTATCTGATATCGGTGAACCCAATAAATTTGCTTCTACTCTTCTTTCAATCAATGGTATTAAATCTGTCTCACGATTGTCTATTTTTATTATTATGCCTCTAGAAGACATATAGAGATGCTGCTTTCTTGCGTATATATAATATGTCTCATAATTTTTATATTGTTTACTTACATATATAATAACTATAAGTTACACAAGCCGTATATAGTTATTATATAAATGGTTTATTATATGCAACGAAATTTACATCATGGGTCCAGAATTACGAGGAGGGTCGTATCGTTGTGTAAAATTAAATAAATAATTGGCGTTTAATGCAGGTACAGCAATCTGCGATCTTTGCGCAAAAGATATCATAAATCCTGTTCCAGATGGCTGAGCTCCACCTTTCTTCATTCCACCACCATTATTTAAGTTGGTACCGATACCATCGGTTGAACCGGGTCCGCTAAACAACACGCGGCGTGCTACAGCTGATCTTCCGTTTCTACTTCTTTGTCCGTTTCTCTGAGGCATTTTTTATTCTATATAATCTTATAATATTAAATTTAAAAGATTATATAATACGTTACTACGAAAAATTATAATACTCATTCAAAAGTTAACACATATTTAAATATCTACTTGATAACCGTTGCCAAACAAACGTGCAATTCCAGGATGGTTCTGCATTCTACCAATACCACCAGAACCCTTATTGAAAGTAATCAAACCATTTCTTCTCAAATATTCAAACCCTTCTTTGCATCCTGTAGGAATACATTGGTCATTGCAATAACTCGTTTGCCTTCTGTATACAGCCGAATTAATCGCAAGAATACCTATAGTAGGAGGCAAACCACCCATACTTCCAAAAATGCATCCTTTGTTTGGCATAGAACCTACTGTCGTTCTTACTTTTTTACCGCCTGTTTTTCCCATTCCAATTGTCATTTTATATTTTATATATATATCCTAAATATTTTATTTTTATAAGTTGATTTTATAAATGTTATTTATCCATGAATATTTTATTTTATAATTTCTACAATTTTAAAGTAAATTAAATTGAAATGATTTAAAGTTAAATTCATAATAATTACTACTATATCATCAAAGATTCCCTTACATTTACTCTAAACACATTCTTAACTGCAGAGATAAATGTCCGCTACCAATGTATGTGAAACTTCTTCTTCGAGTTCTCCTAAATTAAACACGCCGCATCCCACGCAGGGAAAAAATATACTAAACGACATGGATATTATTCAATGCGACGAAGGTTACATATTTAACCCCTATAATCATGAAAATAGAGAGATTACATTGAGCGAAGTTCAATCTATTCTTTCATCGTATGGTATTCCGACAAATTTGAACAATTTTGAGCTATATCGTCGAGCATTTGTTCACGCTTCATATACAAAACGCCCACAACTAGAAAATGCTAGAGAAAATATTAAAATTATGCCACAACCTGCAAACTGTATGCCCCTCAGGACAAAATCAAATGAACGTCTCGAATTTATCGGCGATGGAGTACTAGAATGTGTTACAAAATATTACCTATACCGTAGGTTTCCTAAAGAAAATGAAGGTTTCATGACCGAAAAAAAAATAGCAATCGTAAAAAATGAGTCGATTGGGAAGTTGGCTTATGACATGGGACTGCATAAGTGGTTTATTATTTCCAAACATGCCGAAGAAAAACATACACGAACAAATCTAAAAAAACTAGGGTGTTTATTTGAAGCATTTATTGGTGCACTATTTCTGGACTTTAACAAAATTACAGTACACGATGAAGGTAAATGGTTTGAAAATGTATTTATTACTGGTCCTGGGTTTCAAATGGCACAAAAATTTATAGAAGCAGTATTTGAAAGACATATTGATTGGATATCTCTTATTAAAAATGATGACAATTATAAGAATATTCTACAAGTGAAAATACAGAAGGAATTTAAAACGACACCTGATTATTTAGAGATACAACACGATATTGATATAGGATACACCATGGGTGTTTATTTGTGTCTTGGGAAAGAAATATATCAGGTTGACTATAGAAAGGCGATTAGTTATAGCGAACTAAAGTCATTTACAAAAATTCGAGAAATATATGATGAGAAGGGACATGTATTAATTCACTTTGCTTCTGGGACACATAAGATTAAAAAAAAGGCAGAACAACTGGCTTGCGAATTTGCACTTCAAAATATTTGATATATATTCATGTCTTCATGTTTTGCAAAGCAAAATTAACATAATAATAATAATACAATGACCAAATAATAATACATTCACTAAATAACAATAATAAAGTTATTTAACTATTTTTATTATTGTTGTATATAGTAAATATTTGTATATAATAAATATTTGTATATAGTAAATATTTGTATATAATAAATATTTGTATAAATATAATATAATACAATGGCGGACCAAGAGTATGAAAATCTTACATCACAAATAAAAGATTTAAAAAAAAGGTTATCCGAATCAGCTAGCGATCCGCAACAAGCAAAAGAAATAGAAGAAACATTACAACGACTACAAAGTAAAGCAGTCTCCTATGATGAACGCTACAAGTCTGTTGAAGCATCTGCTCCTGAACCCACATCATCCCTAGCGCAAACAGTCGTGAATGATCCATATATGCAAGGTGAAGATGATGAAACAGTAAATGTAGCAGAATCTGCGGCTATTGCTGTTTCTACAAAAGAAAAAGTAGAAAGAGATGCACTATCTGAAAGAGCAAGAGAAAATTTACTACAAGTTTCACAAGCACCTGAAGTAGGTCCTCAAATTCTTCCTAGTGGAAAACCAGGCGTAGATTATGCACAACAAAATATGATACGCCAACTTCAAACAACATTAGCGCCTGCATTTGTTTTAGAAAGACTCGAAAAAAAGCCAGTCCCTACATCGCAAGTTTCATCCAAAACCGCTGACACTCAAAAACCCAAACCACAAGCAAAACAAAAAATAAAAATTACATTCCAAAAACAAGCCCAGCAACCAGAAACAGGGGAACCTGCATCCGAAGCTGATGATTTTCGCAGCGTAACTATAATAGACAAGCGCGGAGAAGACATAGTAAATCGCGCCGATATTTTAGAAAGACTTCGCGCAGTTTTACCGGTCCATATATCGAAAGCCAGCGACTTTAGTAAAACAGAAAGTCGTCGCAGTAAACTTTCCCCAAAACGTTTACAGACTTTTATTCCCGATGCCGCTGCTGCCGAAGCGGATACTTCTCTACTTACACGACAAGTCGTTATTATACGAAAATTACCATCTCATATATACCTCGTCGAAGATGCTTCTCTTATTATGGGTGCCGCCTCTGCCGCTTCCATCACCGAGCCATCAAAGTTAGGAACCGGAGTTGGCAGTCGCACAGAAGCAGTAGCTTCATCCAAACGCTTCACCGAAAAACCCGTTTGGGGACTAGTGTCCGAAGAAATCGAAAAAATGGAAATAAAAGGCGAACTTGTTATGAATCGATTACCAAAGCGCCCTTTGCCTAGCGTGTCTGCTTCCCATTACTATATGAACAACCGCCAAAAATTTGTTAATTTTATTAATGAACTTTTTTTAACGTACCATGACGAGCTTACTAGTCAAAAGGAACAAATTTCATGTGACCCCGCTGCAAATTCCGAATTTTCTCTTCTAACACACCAAAAAATAGTTCGCGATTATTTGAACGTATATACACCATATCGCGGCTTATTACTCTATCATGGTTTGGGAAGTGGTAAAACATGCTCTTCTATTGCCATTGCCGAAGGGCTGAAAACATATAAAAATGTCATCGTAATGACACCAGCATCGTTGCGCCGAAACTATGTCGAAGAAATGAAAAAATGTGGCGACGAAATTTATAAAAAAAACCAGTTCTGGCAGTTTATCCCTATTGTAAGCAAGTCAGACCCTATGATACAAACACTGTCTACTATATTACAACTAAAAGAGAAATTCATCGTCGAAAATAGAGGTGCATGGCTTGTAAATGTGAAAAAACCGTCAAACTATGTTTCCCTATCCACAGATGAAAAAACAAGCCTAGAACGTCAAATTGAGCAAATGATAGATGCAAAATACACATTCCTCAACTATAACGGTATGCGAATGAGTCACCTGAAAACACTATCCGCCGACTTCACACAAAACCCCTTCTCAAATCACGTAATTATCATTGATGAAGCACACAACTTCATTAGTCGAATTGTAAACAAACTAAAACGCCCATCATCGCTTTCAATGAGACTATACGATATGTTAATGAATGCCGATAACGTCAAAATAATTCTTCTTACCGGAACACCCGTTATTAACTACCCCAACGAAATCGCCATTATTTTTAATATATTGCGCGGTTACATTAAAACCTGGAAATTCCCTCTCCAATTAGGCTCTCAATCAAAGGTCGACAAAAAAGTACTACTAAAACTATTTGAGGGAGTAAATAGTCTCGATTATTTAGACTACAATGACAGCTCTAATGTCTTAACCGTGACTCGCAACCCTTTCGGTTTTTTAAATTTAGACGACAAGGGACAATATAAAGGAGTATTACGTGTATCACCAGAAGGCGAGACCCCTAACTTGACAGATGCTGATTTTGAGAAACTGATTTTAAGTACATTAAAGATGCGCGATATTAGCGTTACGCCGGGAAGTATAACGGTAGAGACGTTTAAGGCGTTACCTGATTCTTTGGATGCGTTTCGTTCTTATTTTATTAACTCAGAAACGGGACAAGTAAAAAATATAAATATGTTTCAGAGGAGAATCCTTGGATTAACATCGTATTTTAGGAGCGCACAGGAACAGTTGATGCCAAAATATGATAAAGACATGGATTTTCGTGTAGTGGAGGTGCCCATGAGCGACCATCAATTTCTGGCATATGAAAAGGCGCGTAGTGCCGAACGTAAACTGGAAAAGAAGTCGAAGTCAAGGAAAAAACCGGGTGCAAAAGCGTCAGCATCGGGAGCAGGAGCAGGAGCAGGAGCAGGAGGAGAAGATATATACGAAGACGCAATATCTACCTACCGTATTTTTTCGCGTTTGTTTTGCAATTTTGTATTTCCGACAGAAATAGGAAGACCATTGCCAAAGGAGGATGCAGATGTCGAGGGTGCAATTCGCGAAGGCGCGAACGAAGAAGATGTTGATGCAATAAAAGCAACAGAACGTCTGGAAAATCCAAATGGAGAACACACAACAGATGAAGTTGAAGAATTGGCGCAGGAAATATCCGGAAAAATGGATACTACCTATGATAAAAGAATAATAACGGCTTTGATGAAACTGAAAAGCGGTATGATGCGATATTTGACAAAACCACCTCAAGGAGAGTTGCAAACATACAGCCCCAAATTTTTAGCAATGTTGGAAAATATCCAAGAACCACACCACGAAGGATTGCATTTGATATATAGCCAGTTTCGTACACTGGAAGGTATAGGAATTTTTTCACTCGTTCTCGAAGCAAATGGGTTCGCTCGATTCAAGATTCGCAAAAATGACTCAGGTAACTGGATTTGCGACATAAGCGATGAAGACCAAGGTAAGCCAATGTTTGCTTTATATACCGGAACAGAGACAGATGAGGAGCGTGAGATAATAAGAAATGTTTTTAATAGCACATGGGATTATATTCCAGTAACCATGAGAGAACAACTAGCGCCCAAATCGGCGAACAACTTTATGGGACAAATTATAAAAGTTCTTATGATTACTGCGTCGGGCGCAGAGGGTATTAGTTTACGCAATGTTCGTTATGTCCATATTATGGAACCGTACTGGCATCCTGTGCGAATAGAGCAGGTTATTGGGAGGGCTAGGCGCATTTGTAGCCACAATGATTTAAAAGAGGAGAGGCTTCGAACAGTGCATGTAATGTTATATGTGATGAGTTTTACTCCGAAACAAATGAGCGAGGATTCATCTCTTGAACTGCGAATGAACGACGTTAGTAAACGCGATGCTAAAAAACCATTGACAACCGACCAGTCGCTTTTTGAAATATCTACTATAAAAGAGGAAATCAATCGTCAGTTGCTTATGGCAGTGAAAGAATCGTCCATCGACTGCTCAATTCATCGAAACGTCGCTTCAAAAGAAAAACTGAAATGTTTCACATTCGGTGTAGTAAAGTCCGACAAATTTTCTTACTCTCCTTCTATTGATAATGAAGAATCAGATGCATCTGTGGCTCAAAATACAAAACAAACAGAACTAAAATTAGTAAAGCTTACACTCACAGTAAATGGTGTTAAATCGGATTATGCATATGACAAGCTTACAAATATTGTATATGACTATAATAGTTACTTGGCTGCAAAAGAGATGGGAGGTGAACCGTTAATGGTTGGTAAAATAGTTGAAAAAGATGGGAACAAGTCATTTGTTAAAATGAGCGCGGCATCTGCGACGGTACCTGCAGAACAAGCTGTATCAAGCAAAACGTCGGTAAGTGGAGCGGCAAAGAAAGTAGCCAGTTCGACAGCTACTACTGCTGCTGCAAAATCGAAGGATCAATAAACATGATGTATTACAGATGCATGAGATTAATCGAAATTCGATAAATATAATATATAATCACAATATTAGTATATATTATATTACGCAGAGCTTACACTAAACATGTGTATGTGTATTTGTATTTGTATGCATATTACTTTGAGAAAGTAATTCTAGTATTTTATTCTGAGTTTCCTTTATAGAGTCAATACAGTTTTGCATTTTATTTATTTTTTCATCTAATTTCGCATAATCTCTCGAACCTATTGCATCTCTAGATTTTTCAAGAGTATTAATATGTATATTGTTATCATAAGCGCCACTTTCGTCATCGTAGTCTGTCACGAAATCATCCAAAGGTATCATGTTGTGATAGGAAGTATCTGAAACATTTGAAATATCATTTTTAGGAGGATTCGTTTTTTTTAATTTAGAAAAAAACGATGAGTTGTCGTTATTTGCTATATCGTATGACATTGTATTACTTTCAATATCATGAATCATTACATCTTTATCATATAAAATTTCCTCATTATTTTCTTCACTAAATGATACATTTTTTTTATTTGTACTATCAGTATTATTTGTAGTAAACTTTTGCGATAGTTTATCACTTGGACGTTTTATATTATGCGAGTGTTTTATAGCAATAGAATCATTCAAAGCTTTTGCAACCGGATCATTAGAACCCGTTATCCATTCCTCAGCAGTTTTTGAATTATCTTTATTCGTAGTTACGACGAGTTGTTCTAACTCTCTTTGACGAGATGATAACGCTTGTGCTAATAATTTTTCCATTTCATCGCTAGCTAGTTTATTATCGTTTATACTGTTATCAGAAAAATCAATACTTGTAGGTTTTTTAGTGTTCAACATGTTATCCATTTCTTCCTGTTTCTCTTTTAAACGAACTTCTAACTCAGACATACGATGTTTTTGTAAATCATCCGCTCTATATATTTCCTCTATTTTTTGTTTTTTACCAACACCTCTCGCATCTATCATTTTTGATGACTCTGGTGTAATACCAAATCTAGAGGGAATAGGTAATGTTTGTTGTTGCATACGTTGTTGTGCAAATTGTTGTGTAGGCTGTTGCATAGGTTGTTGTTGTGGTTTTTTAAATTTCACCAACTCACTCATCATTTTTTTCATTACTGATTTATTACTATTAACTATCATTTCTGATGCCTTTTTATCATAGTCATCGTCCCCTTCATCATTTTTATCGAAAAAAATATCAAATTCAGGTTTCATAGATGTAATCGATACTTCGAAAAGCCGTCTTATATTGTCAAAATAACTATTTGGAATATCATTAAAAACGCCTCCTTCTTGTAAAAGACCCCATATAATGCTTTTATTTTCATTGCTTGTAAAATGCGTAAATGACATTTCTTATTTAAACCAAATATTATACTACTTTTTATAGTTTACTATGTGTTAATTATTTAATATATTTTAAAGACATTATCTAAAACATCATGTATCTATTCGTTATTTATCCGTGTATAACTATTTGTTTTATTATTTATAAAATGAATATAAATAATAAAACGCATACTTATCTAACCACTACTGTATCATCCTCGCTACTGTATCACCCTCGCTACTGTATCATCCTCACATATTGTTTTATAGTAAGACCATAGTATACTACAATGTTTAAGATTGAGTATGTTATTCCTGTAATAATGTCATACCATCTATTATTTTTAGAACTGTTAAAGTATAAAAAAGAAGAAGTAAGTAAAAATATTGTAAGTGCTATAAATGGATTTGTTTTTATGATATGTCACAGTTTTAACAGAGACCATTTATATATTACACACGCTGTTATTGCATTTTATGTATATGACTTGATTTACTTGATTTATTCCACAATAATTAGTTTACACTCATATGACAAAGACAAAGATAAAGAGAAAGAGAAAGAAAAACAAAAAAAAATTGTTCCATATATGGTTCATCATATTTTAACAATAATCGTATGGTACAATATATTGTATACTCAAAAAATACTTATACTATGGGGAGGGTATTATATACTCGAAAAGTCAAATATAATGCTATATTTTTCATACCATATACATAAAGAATACAAAAATAACAATGATTTATTATTTGTTACAGATTTTATTCAGCTAGTATTTTATTCATACTATAGAGTTATAGAACTGTCATTTTATTTATACGGTGTTCGCTATCAAATATACGAAGAAGGGCTAATAGTTAGTATATCATTGGCTATAATATACATAATGGGAATAGTATGGAGTTACAGACTAGTTACATTAAATATCAAAAATTATTTTTCATATACACTGTTAAAACATGAATCTGCAAGTTAACCAAAGTAACCATAACCATAACCATAATTATATGGTTGGATTGTTATGTGAAAACACTAATATATTAACATATTAACATATTAACATATTAACATATTAACATATTAACATATTAACATATTAAAACAAAATATAATTAAATATATTTTGTTTTGTACATATAGACATTATACTACTATATACATGGAAACTAACTACTTTATTTTTAACCAATCCGGAAGATTCGGAAATGCTATTTTTAGGTATATGGCATATGTAGTCTTGCAAAAAGGTAGCACTAACTTTAAATACATATTAGACACAGACTTTTCAAAACTAAAAAATACAAATACTCACGATGAAGTAAATACTAAAATATGTGCAAAAACTACGACAATTATTAACGAAGACAATTTTTTCGACTTTATAAATACAGAGAACTCAAATATTTCAAAGTTATTGGATAATACGAATATTTCTTTGCATGGATATTTTCAATATGATAAAATTTATCTACAAAACAAGAGTTATATTTTGGATTTCATAGAACAACATAAAAATGAACACCTAGTTAGAACAGATAATGAAATGTATTTAACAAAGCACATCATTGACGATATGTTACTAGAACCGTCGAAACAATACGAAAATGTTATACACATACGTCTTGGCGATTTTAATGGAAGACCTGACTTTATAGAGACAGAGTACATGTTGAGGTTGTTCGACAAGACAAAGGATATATATTATAATAAAACGGCAATCGTTATCGAAACACTGACAAGTGATGTAGACATAAAATATTTAAATACGATTCTGAAGTGGTTTACACAAAATAATATGCCTGTTCCAGTAATAGAATCAAATGACATGTTAACCGATTACAATATTATGAAACAGGCAAAAGTAATCATAAGCTCAATGAGTACATTGTGTTGGGCAGCGGCATATTTTTCAAAGTCATTGGAAAAAATATACATGCCAAACTATAATTTTTTCGAGATAGAAGATAGAAAAAACGGATATTTCAAGACACCAATAGAAAATACGATACTATATGATGTTAAAACGACAAAATTCGCAGATATAAAAGTAGTCATACTAACACTTGAAAAATACTCACACCGAATAAACAAAGTGCACCATTTAATAAATAAACTTTCTCAGATAGGGTTACATTGTAGTTTATACTATGGCGTAAATGGAGAAGATATTCAAGTTACAACAACGGAAAATCCTACTATATACAAATTACAACACAAGAATGAAGTAAAATATTATGACACGTCTATAAGAGTAAATAAACAAATTATGACAGCAGGAGAACTAGGATGCGCCTGGTCACATATGAATATTTACAAATCTTTATTAGACGAAGTATCGGCATCGGCATCGGCATCGGCATCGGCATCGGTAAATAAATACTTGATTTTTGAAGATGACGTAGAAATGATAGAAAGTTTAGAATACTTATACAAATGTTTGTATAGTATTCCGAGCGACATTGATATGTGTCATATTGCCAAGTCAGATTGGTATCCTTTTGTCTTATATAATAACGTAAATGAAATGTGGTATGATGTGAATAAGTCATATTTTAACAGACTTACTGCATATATTGTATCTAAAAATGGCGCACAAAAGATATTAGACTACGCGAAAGACCATATAGATGTACCCGCTGATGACATATTGTCGAATATGTTTAATAACAATAAGTTAAGAGTATATGTTCCTTCAAAATATATATTTCATGAACCAGAGAATACTATATCTATAATAGGAAACTTTGTTGGAAAATAGTAAATCTTCAAGGGTGTAAAATATGTATAAAAAAGATACTTAAATAATATTACATATATTTACAGCATACAATAATAATAATAATAATAATAACAATAATAATAATATTATGCAAAACCCTCAACATTTCAAGATTAGCAAAACAAGGTTGTTATTTTTCGATATTTTCTATAAAAACAATAAAATACATATGATAATGCCTATTTATAATACACCAGCATCATCCAAAAACATAACGTTAACAGTAAATAATAATATTTTACAGTTAACAGAAAGTCATATAAAAGACTCAAACGAACCTATAATAGTATACATCTATGAGTATATAACACCACCAAATACGACGATAAATGTAAATGTTAAACTTATAAATAACATGATACAGTGTTATAACCTGGTACATATACATACAGGTGTATATAAAGGTATAAATACAGACGTAATGACACAATTGAACACGATAAATAACGAAACGAATAAGTTTTTGGCATTAACAACATTATTTAAAAATGATTATTACTTGTTCCCATTATTTTATAACTATTACAAGGAACAAGGTGTTGACCATTTTTTCATGTACTATAACGGAGTTATCACACCTGAAATAAAAAAAGTATTTGATAATCCAGATGTTACACTGGTTGAATGGAATTTTCACTACTGGAATCCTCATGGAGTCAAGTATGTTCACCATGCACAAATGGGGCAGATTCATCATGCTCTATACAAATATGCGAAAGATGTATACGATTATATGATTTTTTGCGACTTGGACGAGTATTTACATATTCCCAAAAATAAAATAGTTGAATCCGAATCCGAATCCGAATCCGTGAGACCAAACAACAATGAGTATATTGACAATACATTAAAACAGTTTATAAAAAATAATCCAGAAACTGAGGTTTTTGGATTTTGTAACTTCTGGTCTGATACCATTGATGGTAGTATTCCAAGTACTCCGCATTTGCCTAAGAAGTTTTTAGCACTACGTGATCCAGTCAAGTATCTTGAAAGAAGTAAGAATATTTATAAAGTATCATCTATAAATACAATTGGGATACATCAAATAGGAGACGAACGTCATATCAATATGAAACATATCGTGGACTTAAAAATGTATCACTTCTATAAATGGTCATCTAAAAACCGCGTAATAAAAAACTGTACACATGTTATAGAGTTGAGCTAATGAAAAACTTGCAGAGTTGCAGAGTTGCAGACTTGCCTATAAGTCGCTATTAAAATATTGACCGCGAAACTTTTGCATTTCTTCATCGGGGAATTCATAAGTAAGAAAGTCCTCTGGTTTTTTCGTCTCTTTCAATAAGTTGATAATCATGAAAAGAGAATATACGCCACACTCTGTTGGTTTTTTCTGATGGTCTTTTTTATTCTCTATGTAACGAAAATCTATACCGGCAACTTTACCCTGTTCTATAATCTTCTTAATCAACTTTTTCACCTCCTTCGGTGGTGGGTTACCCGTACTATCGAAAAAGAATATATATTTCTGTTTTATATTTACAAACATCGATATCCAATGCGAACCCGACAAATAGTGTGGGTCGGTATTAAAAACAAACCCGATTTTATTTCTGCCATTTCGAATGGATATATTTAAGTCAAAGTGACACAACTCTTCCCATACACATTCCCCATACATTTTAGGGGAATCAAAGTCGATGGGTGCAGCTCCTATAAAATCGAAATAAGGAAATTCCTTTTCATACTGTTTCATAACATTTTCAATATCAATACTGTTTAACCATTCATTCGGGTTTTTCTTCCAATCATCGGGACTTTTCGGCGCAAACGTATAGTTCAACATTTCCTTATCTACACCAGATGAAGCAAAATTCTGTTTTAACCAACACGACTCCTTATTACAGACATTTTTTAAGTGCCGCTTCAAAGATTCCCAAATTTCGCGCGGATCATTCGTCGTTATCATAACATCGGGGTGACGAGCATTCCATAAATTTTTAAGTTTGATTAAAGATTCATTACTATAACATGTAAAGTCATTTTCTTGTAGCTTGGGACTACATTTCAATTTTATAAATCCGTCAGGGTGTTTTTCTTGAGGAGGTATTACATTTTCCATTTTTTTATTTTTAATGCCGTGTCTCGCATTAACACGAGTTGAATTCTTTTTATTTTTATATTTAATTGTTCTTGACGAGAGTCGTTTACCTCTAAATTCCGACTTAAATTTCAAATTTTTATCTACAAATTTTAGAATATTCTGTATTTTTTTTGTCTTCATGTTTGTCTATTTATGTAACTATGTATATACTAATTCAATATAATTAATATATTAAGTTTATTAAGTTTGTTTAAAGTTATTTATTCACGCTGTCAATATTACTGTTCTCATTTTTTGTAACCTTAACATCTATCACCTCATTCGTATCTCCCCATTTTACACCATTATTATTATTACCTATCTTATTTTTTGTAAAACCTTTTTTAATATCCTTCTTTTTATATTTCGGGTCTTTCAAGTTAAGTTCCTTTGTTTTAGGTAATATCATTTCATCTTGCGGTGGTGACGTTTTTGTGACAAAGTTATCCATAGTAATAACTTTTTTGTCTATCTGTTTCATACACAGTTTATTTGCATCATCTATTGACCATCCTTCATTCTCTTCACCTAATTGTTCACCTGTACTCGACTTATCAACTACATTCATACCTTTATAGTCACCCTGTATATTATCCATGGTATCTTTAAATTTAAAATGCGAAACACATAAACGCGCAAACGTGTTAAAAGCATTTATTACAACATCGTTCACAGGACAGTCACTATTATTATCAAGGTTGTTATACAAAATATCTTTCACCATTGCCAAGATGCGTTTCCTATAAAACTTTTTTTCACTCTTCAGTACAGTGTCGTGGTCCAAATTATTCTTTTTTAAATACTTGTTATATGTATCCGAATTCGCCATAGTTTCAAGAGTAATATAATTTACACTACCTATGTTGTTTATAGTTGCAGGGTTGCTTGGTTTTACAAGATTCGACACTATAGTAGGTGCATGATTTTGTTGTTGTTGTTGTTGTTCTTGTTCTTTTTCTCGTTTTTGTTGTTGTTCCATTTATCATGAATGCATATAAAATAATATTATTTTAAACACGATTCGTGTTATAAATAATATATAAAAAATATCATAAATGTGATAAATATAGATTACCTAATATTGACAGTAGACCGTTGACTGTTTGCTGTAGACCGTTGATTGTTTGCTGTAGACCGTTGATTGTTTGCTGTAGACCGTTGATTGTTTGCTGTAGACCGTTGATTGTTGGCTACCGGCTCTTCGCTATAGAATTGTTTCTCTTCTTCGGGTACAATATCTTTATTCTCCATCCTAGTACTATTATTAAAAAAATTATTCCCTAAATTATCAGGATTTGGGTTGCAATGGTCAAAAATCTCCCTCTTAAATAAATTAGGGAAAGGTTGTTTTACAGGGCTAGGAGGAACGTATACGTTATAAAGGTCGCTAGTTGAAGAGGGGACATACTCTGATTGGTCGCAATTTTGTAGACTAAAAAACTGTCTACGCAATGTAGACTCTACATTCACACTGTTCGCAAATCCTGACCAAGGTGCCATATTATTTCCAGGATTAAACGTCATGTGAGGACTAAAAATAGGATATTCATTGATAGGTACCGTCGCAGGTTTGCGCTGGTCTAAAATAGGCATATATCCATATTTCGTAGACACAGGCACCTGACTAAAAAACGGTTGAAGCGGTGCTGACGGAATATTTCTAGACGATATTCTATCATTTAATTCATCTTGTCTCTCAAATTGACACAAATACAATTTATCATGAACACCATGCATTCGAGGTTTACTATATACATGCGAAAGAAAATCCATACGAATATATTATATGTACTACTATTATTATATTACTATATTACTATATTATATTTTGTTTTGTTATAATATTTAAAAAACGGGTTAAAGATAATAAATAATAATATATACTCAGTACCTGATTGCATTTTCATACCATGTGCGGTATATTTTTTGTTCAAAACTTTTTCAACCAAGAGACACTAGCAGAATATAAGAAATCTATATTAGAAATCATAAAATCGTACCAAACCGATTTCAGCAAAATTTCTCATCGCGGACCTGACAATAGTATTTTTCTAAATGACAGACAATATTCAAATGACTATGCTTGTTTTTGGGGATTCCACCGTCTTGCGATTAACGGACAAACCCCTGAAAGCAACCAGCCATTTTTTATAAAAAATTGTCGTCTTATTTGCAACGGAGAAATATACAACTTTCGCAGTCTTATAACGGAATTCGGTCTCGAGGAAGAGTACAAGAGCAAATCAGATTGCGAGATTATTATTCATCTTTATAAAAAACTAGGTATCCGCGACATGTTGCGGCGCTTAGATGGTGTATTCGCGTTTGTTTTGCACGACTATGATACAAGTACGACATACGTAGCTCGCGACCCTGTAGGTGTACGTTCGCTTTTTATTTCGGGATACGACTACAAATATAGTAATGCCATGATTGTTTCGAGTGAACTGAAAGGAATCAGCGAGTGTTTTCGACCCAATGCGAAACAATTTCCACCAGGTTGTTATGCTACATATTCTAAAACTGCTACCACCGCGTTTGACAATGCAAATATTCCTTTTTTTAATTTTTATAGTTATTACGAAAATGTATCCATTACACATGATGTTTTGACAGGGCAAACTGAAAGAGTGTACAACTATCCCACCATCGAGGATGCCGAAGAAAACATTTGCGCGAATATTGCCACCCTATTCGAAGATGCAGTGGTGAAACGTCTCATGAGCGACCGCAAAGTAGGTGCGCTTCTTTCGGGAGGGCTGGACAGTTCATCCGTCGTGGCAATCATGTGTCGCCACATACCTGCAAAAGATTTGAATACATATAGTATTGGGTTGAAAGGGTCAACAGACTTGATATGGGCGCGAAAGGTGGCGGATTATTTGGGGACGAATCATCACGAAGTATGTCTTACAGAGGAGGAATTTCTGGGGGCAATTGAAGAAACGGTGCGACAAATCGAGAGCTATGACACGACATCAGTTCGCGCATCGGTGCCAAACTATTTGGTGAGTAAGTATATTGCGGCGAATACAGATGACTGTGTTATTTATTGCGGGGATATGTCGGACGAGATTTTCGGGTCATATCGCGGGTTTATGAAGGCGCAAAATGACGAAGACTTCAAGCGCGAAAATGAGCGCATGGTTCGCGACGTTTGTTATTTCGATTTATTGCGTTCCGATAAGAGCATTAGTGGTGCGGGTTTGGAGGCGCGTGTACCATTTGCGGATAAGAAGTTTCTGCAATATGTGATGGGTATTCCGCCGCGATACAAGATGTTTAACGATGAGCGTATCGAAAAGTATATTTTTAGAAAGGCGTTTGATGGGTTATTGCCGGATGATATCCTGTGGCGCAGAAAGGAGGCGTTTAGCGATGGGGTGAGCGGACATCAGCGAAGTTGGTTTCAAATTATTCGAGACCATGTTGACACAAAAGTGACGGATGAAGAGTATAATACATATAAAAATAGTTGCTTAAAAACGGAACATAATGTGCCTTATGATAAAGAGAGTTACTACTATAGAACCGTGTTTGAAAGACTCTATCCAGGGTGTGAGCAAATAATCCCGTACTTTTGGCGACATCCGTTTTGCGAAGAGAAGGACCCATCGGCGCGTTTGTTAACATGTTACAAGAATACGGACTAATGCGACATGCGACGCATAAGGGGATACAAAATATGTTTATTATGCATATGCACATATTTTGTATTTTATTGATTTGTATTTTATTATTATTTTGTTATTATATATGTCTAGTAATAAAAGCCCAATAATAGAAAAGGGTATTCAACATAATGTTTCTCCAATACGCGATGTACTTGTAGTTCCACCTGGAGCAGTGAGTGAAACCTGATCGAGTGATGAAGAAAGTATCCGTCCGCATCCCGCACTAGTCAGAATACAAGCACTAGTCCTATTGTAACGAGTAGTGCAAGTAACAAGAACAATAAAATAGGAACAGGAATAGAAACAGGAATAGTAGCAGTAAAACAATCTCAGACACATAAGTCCCATAAGTCCCATAAGTCTCATATTTCTCAAAAAGAAAAAAAGAAAGATAAAGAAAAGGGGAAAAGAAAAGGAACAAGAAACGCAGGAGGTGGTAGTAGAACGCGTAAAAAATATAGTCGCAAGTTACGTACAACTCGCGCTAGAAGGTAAAAAAAGATAGATAATATTTATTGCATATATATAATAACTCAAAAGTTTAGCAAAATATTTATATTATATTATATAGACATACTATATAACATAAAAATGAGTTGTGATTGTGGTATTCAAAAAGGCGGAAGTTATAGTGGTCCTCAGTTTTCCACCGAACAAGGCGGCGGCGGAACTAGAAGACGCAAACATACTCGCCGCCATCGTCGAGCTGGAACGCGTAAAATGCGCGCACACGGACGTAAACGTGCTTGCAAATGCCCCGGTGGATACAAACGTTCTACTTGCCCTTG